TGAAATGATAAAACATTTTCAAAATGAATAAAGAAGAAGCCATAAACATTTTAATTAAGGATTGTTATGCTCCAGCTATATCAGATGGATATCATACATTTCAAGAACTATATGATCATAGACATGCTTTATATATATCTCTATGTAAGATAACTCAAAGTGCAGGTAATCATGTAGTCTGGAGAAGTTTAAAACATTCTGATGGTACTCAATATAAAGACTGGTTTATTCTTGGAATAGGACTGTTAGCGGGAACTCAGGTAACATATCACCTACCCTATAGTATGTGGGAAGAAACACTATTTGCAGATACATTAGATTATGCTCCATTATTTGATGGTCATACTAGTCAAGATGTATTAGAAAGAATCAAGAAACTATGATAAAATTATTTGAATTGGATAATGGTAAAATTATCCCAACAGAACACTGTTATGCTATAAATTTTCTTAAGGATATTATGGAACATTATCCAGATAAGTATCTCAAGATATATACTTACTTGTTTTATATGACCTATCCTTATCCTGATCATAATCCTTATTTTAATCATGAACGTGAGGAAAGAGAAGAAAATATCATGAGAGATATTGAAGCAGATTTTGATCCTGATGAAAAACCAATAGCTAAAGCAATGATAGGTCTCAGAAGAATGTATGAAACTCCTATTACCAGAGCTTATGATGGTATCTCATCTATGTTGGATAAAATAGCAATATACCTTAGAGATAAACCCATTACAGAAGGAAGAGATGGTAATGGTCAATTTATTATGAATGCCTCTATTAAATTTGATGCTATAAGAAAATCCTTTAAAGGAACCCAAGATGACTTACATGAAGAACAAACAGGAAGAGCCAGAGGCGGAAGCCAACTTGCATATGATGAGCAACTTTAGAATCAAGGTTATTAATCCTTGTGATAAAGCAGCTCTTATCTATATGGATAAGAATGGCATAGAGATGTACAGAGATGTAGGCTGTTTTCCTAATATACAGAGAATATTTCCCAAAAAATGAGTGATCCTTTTATAGATATTCCCACATGGGAAAATGGTACATTAACTACTACCGGATTTAAGACCAGAGAATCTTTTAGAGAATTTTTAACACCTCTCTTTAAAGAACCTGGTCTTTATGATTTTGATGAAACTTCTTACATATTTAATGAACATGCTACCCATTATAATACTAATGGATATTTTACATCAGCTCCTGAGAATACCAGAGATTATATAAAATATTGGAATGATCAAAAAGCCAGATGTAGATATGGAATGCTATTTAAATCAGGACATAAAATGTGGTATCTTCCTAGAGAATACTACATGTGGGTTAATTTCTTACCTATAAATAATAAAGAAACAAAGAAGTTTTCCTTTCCGGATATTAGAGATGCCCAATATCATATAGCTATGTATGAATTACTAGCTGAACTTTGGTTTAGACATGCTAGTATTCTTAAGAAAAGACAGATTGCCAGCTCTTATTATCACTGTGCTAAGATGATCAATTTACTTTGGTTTGAAGAAACTCCAATCATCAAGATGGGAGCCAGTCTTAAAGATTACATAAATGATAAAGGTTCCTGGAGATTCATTGTAGAATATAAAAACTTTTTAGATTCTCATACAGCCTGGTATAGGCCTATGAATCCTGAAAAAGTACTTCACTGGCAACAACAAATTGAAGTAACAGATTCAGTAACTAAAAGGCCTAAACTAAAAGGTCTAAAAGGAGTACTTCAAGGAATGTCTTTTGAACAAAGTGAAACTACCGGTGTTGGTGGACCATGTGCTTTTTTCTTTTATGAAGAAGCTGGTATTGCTCCTACTATGGATGTAACAACAGAATTCTTGTTTCCTGCTATGCAGGATGGTGCCATAACTACAGGTTTATTTGTAGCTGCAGGATCTGTTGGTAATCTAAGTCAATGTGAACCATTGAGAAAAATGACACTATATCCTAGAAAGAATGATATCTTTCCTGTGACAACCAATCTATTAGATGATAAAGGAACTATAGGAGAGTCCGGTTTATTTATTCCTGAACAATGGTCTATGAGACCTTTCATAGATAAATTTGGTAATTCCCTTGTTCCCGAGTCTTTAGAAGCTATTGCTGTAATGAGAGCTCAATGGAAGAAAGACTTAACTCCAGAAAAGTATCAATTCAGGATTTCTCAACATCCTATAAATATTGCAGAAGCATTTGACTCTAGAGAACAATCACCTTTTCCATTACATCTGGTTACTGCTCAAACCGGAAGAATAGAAGATAACACCTATAAACAGGAATTTTTAGATATCACAAGATCAGCTGAGGGATTACCTACAGTTGCTGTATCTAATAAAAGACCTATCTCAATGTTTCCAATTGATGAAAAAATGGATAACAAAGAAGGTGTTTTTGTAGTATGGGAAAGACCACCTGCTAATCCTGAATGGGGATTATATTATGCTTCAATTGACCCTGTAGGTGAAGGTAAAACAGTAAGTAGTGATTCTCTATGTTCTATTTATGTATATAAGATCCAAGTAGAAAAAACCAGAGATGATGGTGATAAATCAGAGACTTTCATTGAAAGAGATAAGGTAGTAGCAGCTTGGTGCGGAAGATTTGATGATCTTAATGATACTCATAAAAGACTTGAATTAATCATAGAATATTATAATGCATGGACTCTTGTAGAGAATAACATCTCTCAGTTTATTATTTACATGATTGAGAGAAGAAAGCAAAAATACTTAGTTACTAAAGATCAGATTTTCTTCTTAAAAGATCTTAAGTCTAATACTAATGTTTATCAAGAATATGGTTGGAAAAATACCGGAACTATTTTTAGAGGTCACCTATTAAGTTATTTAATTGATTATCTGAAAGAAGAAATAGATCATGAAACTAAACCTGATGGTACTATAGTTCGTACAACATATGGAATAGAGAGGATTCCGGATATCATGGCTATGAGAGAAATGAAACTTTATACAGATACTCTCAACGTAGATAGATTAGTTGCTTTATCAGCTCTAATAGCTTTTGCTAAAGTACAGGCAGCTAATAGAGGAGTTAAGAGAGTTAGAGAGAAATCTGCCAATGTAAATAAATCTAAAGAAAAAGATTTATACAAAGTTGATAGAGGTTATTTTAAAAATATAGGAAGTACTGGAACATCCAATCAAAATAGATTACCAAGAATGCCTTTTAGAAATTTAAAGTAATTGTGTGACACTCAATGAAATTCTTAATATCTTTGCCAAAATCTAAATACTTCTTACTATGAGTCTGGTATTAAATGCAATGGATCTCAAATCCGGTAAAAAGGCTAAACCCAATAGAATGGGTGCCATTACCCAGCCTTTACAATTTCTACCAAGAAAAGAAAAAGATGAAGCCTGGGGAGCTTATAACATTGACTGGTTAGAATGGAATGGTCTGAAACAGATCAGAATGAATGCTCGCAGGTTAATGAAAAATTATAAACTTGCTAAAGGAATTATAGATCGGTCAGACTATATCGTAGAACAAGATAATGAGATGAGAGATCTTATAGAAACTCTAACTCAGGAGGATACAACAGCAATGGAATTGAAGTTTTACCCTATTATTCCTAATGTAATCAATGTATTATGTGCAGAATTTGCTAAGAGAAATACTAAAGTAACCTTCCAGGGTGTAGATGAGTATTCTTACAATGAAATGATGGAGATGAAGAGAACTCAAATTGAAGATGTTCTCATGCAAGATGCTACAGAAAAACTTAGATTGGCTATGCAAGATCAAGTGGATCCAAATGATCCCCAGGCCATGGAACAAATGCAACAGCAATTATCTCCTGAGAATATAAAAACCTTACCTCAAATACAAGAGTTCTTTGATAAATCATATAAGAGTCTTGTAGAACAATGGGCTACTCACCAATGGAAAGCAGATACTGAAAGATTTGGTTTAGATGAGTTAGAAGAAAGAGGATTCAGAGATATGTTAATCACTGACCGTGAATTCTGGCATTTCAGAATGATGGAAGATGATTATGATATTGAATTATGGAATCCGGTTACTACATTCTATCATAAATCTCCTGAATTCAGATACATATCACAAGGTAATTGGGTAGGTAAAGTAGATATGATGACTATTGCTGATGTTATTGATAAGTATGGTTATCTTATGAATGAAGAACAATTGCGTTCTCTTGAAACTATTTATCCAGTAAGAGCTGCCGGTTATCCTATTCAAGGTTATCAAAATGATGGTAGTTATTATGATGCAACCAAGTCTCACTCCTGGAACGTAGATCAACCAGGTCTAGCATATAGACAATATACTTCAATGTGGGATAATAGTATTTTTAATGGTGGAGATATTATTAATCAGATATTTTCAGAAACTGAAGATTATTATCCAATGGGTTCTGCTTACAATTTAAGGGTTACCACTGCTTATTGGAAATCTCAAAGAAAAGTTGGCCATCTTACTAAAATATCTGAAATAGGTGAAGTAACTACTGATATTATTGATGAATCTTATATTGTAACTGATAAACCGGTATACAATACAGTTCTTATTAAAAACAAAGTTCCTGAGAATCTTGTATTTGGAGAACACATTGAATGGATATGGATTAATCAAACTTATGGTGGAGTAAAAATAGGGCCCAACAGACCTAGTTTCTGGGGTATGAATAGTCCCGGTGGTATCAGTCCAATGTATTTAGGTATTGATAAGTCTCAACCCGGACCACTAAGATTTCAATTCAAAGGAGATAAAACTCTTTATGGTTGTAAATTACCTGTAGAAGGAAGTGTATTCTCAGATAGAAATACTAGATCATCTAGTTTAGTAGATTTAGCCAAACCATTTCAGATAGGATACAATATTGTAAATAATCAAATAGCAGATATCTTAGTAGATGAATTGGGAACAATTATCATGTTAGACCAAAATACCTTACCTAAACATTCTCTTGGGGAAGACTGGGGTAAAAACAATTATGCAAAAGCATATGTAGCAATGAAGAACTTCCAGATTCTTCCATTAGATACTAGTATAAGTAATACAGAAAATCCTTTGAATTTTCAACATTTTCAGACATTGAATCTTGAGCAAACTAATCGTATGATGTCCCGTGTTAACCTGGCTCAGTATTTTAAAGCTCAATGCTTTGAAACCATAGGAATAACACCACAAAGACTTGGTCAACAAATAGGTCAAACTGATACTGCCCGAGGAATAGAACAAGCTGTAGTAGGTTCATATGCTCAAACTGAAACTTATTTTATTCAGCATTGTGATTATCTGATGCCTAGAGTGCACACCATGAGAACAGATTTAGCTCAGTTTTATCAATCAAGAAAACCTAGTATCAGACTGCAATATTTAACCACAGCAGATGAGAAAGTAAATTTTGAAATTAATGGAACAGATCTTTTGCTAAGAGATATTAATGTAACAGCTAGTACTAAAGCTAATCATAGAGCCATAGTAGAGAAAATGAAAGATATGATGATAAACAATAACACTACCGGTGCTACTGTTTATGATCTTGGTAATATAATGCAAGCAGAATCACTTGCTGAATTAAATAATGCTCTTAAAGCAGCTGAGAAAAAAGCTCAAGCTCAAGCTGGTGCTCAACAACAATCTGCACAACAAATGCATGAACAAGAAATGCAAACTAGATTAGCTGAACTTAAATTAACCCAAGATTACGAAGCAAGAGAAAGTGAGAAAGATAGAAGAAATGATGTTCTAGTTGCTGAGATTCGTGCTGCAGGTTATGGAGCTATGCAAGACATTGATGAGAATAAACAAAGTGATTTCTTAGATGCTCTGGATAGAATTGAAAGTTCTGAACAATTTCAACAAACTATGGGCTTAGAAAATACTAAACTTCAGAACTCAGTAAAAGAATCTCAAACTAAAGCTGATCTTGAAAAAAGAAAGATAGATGCTCAACTTCAGATGAAAAATGTAGATCTTCAAATTGCCCGTGCTAACAAGAATAAGTTTGATAAAAAGCCAGAAGTTAAGAAAAAGAAAAAGTAGATAGCTATATAATCAGCTATTTTTTTAATAAATTGTATAATTTTCTAAATCTTTAAACTTTAATTATCTATTTTTGTCAGTAGAAATAAGCCAGTTATAAAAACCAACAATAACTAACTAAATATGTCAGTAACAGCACCAATAGAACAAACAGTAATTTCAGATGTAGATCTGAATCTTAATGAACTTCTGGGAATACCTGGGGGAGACAGTATTATATCAGGAAATAAACCTAATATTTTCAGCAAAGAAAATAGTTTTGTCCCTGATATCACAGATACTGAAATAGATGATTCACAAGTATCATTAGTTGATCCAATTATACCGGATCCAATTTCAGAATTAGATAATCTTGCTTTAGAAAATCCTGAATCAGGAAAAACTAAACAATTTAAATCAAAAGCTGATTTAATTACATTTACAAATAAACTCATTGAGAAAAAACTTTTAGTTCCTTTCGATGATGATAAAAAACTTGAAGATTATACTGTAGCAGATTTTGAAGAGCTTTATGAAGTAAATGCTCATGAAAAAGAAAAGAAAATTAGAGAAGAAATTCCGGTTCAGTTTTTTCAATCACTCCCTGAGGAATTACAATATGCTGCTAAATATGTAGCAGATGGAGGAAAAGATCTTAAAGGTTTATTTCAGGCCTTAGCTCAATCACAACAAGTTGCTCAACTGGATGCTACAACAAAAGAAGGTTCAGAAGCTATTGTAAGAAGTTATCTTCTTGCTACCAACTATGGAACATCAGATGAAATTGATGAAGAAGTTGATGCAATGAAAGATAGAAATGAACTTGAAAAGAAAGCTTCTAAGTTTAAACCTAAACTGGATAGCATGCAAAATCAAATTATTGCAAGTAAACTGGAAAGAGAAGAAAACTTAAGAAAACAAAGAGAAGCTCAAGCTACAACCTATACAGATAATGTATTTAAAGTACTTGAAACCGGAAACCTTAACGGTTTAAAATTAGATCGTAAAACTCAAAATACTTTATTCTCAGGATTAGTACAACCTAACTATCCATCAGTTACCGGTAAATCAACTAACTTATTAGGTCACCTTCTTGAAAAATACCAATTTGTAGAACCTAATCATGGTTTGGTAGCTGAAGCATTATGGCTACTTGCTGATCCTGATGGTTATAGAACAAAAGTAAGAGAGAATGCCAAAAAAGAAGTAGTAGCTTCTACAGTAAGATCTCTTAAAACAGAACAATCACTTAAAACATCTTCTTCAGGATTAGAGGAAGATGAAGTAAAAAGAACACCAGGGCAAACTATTAAAAAACCCTCAAACTTTTTTCAAAGATAATTTCAATTACAATTAATAATAACTAAACAAATCAAACAAAATGGCAACACCTGTTTTTAACAATGGTCTATTCCTCAGGGATACTAACTACCAAGCTAGTTCCCATGTAGACTCGTATCACTTGGTGAACATGCTAAAGGACGCACAACCTATGGATCTTGGGCCAGTAGATATCTGGGCTATGACTCAAAAAGTTGAAATGCCCCTTTATCAGTTATCAAGTTTCGGAGGAAAAAATGTCATCATGGTAAACAATGCCCGTGGTGAGTATAAATGGCAAACACCTGTATCACAGGAATTGCCTTATATCATAGAAGACATTGAACCCGGTAATGTAACCAAAGGTATTGATGGTACTACCTTCAAAGTTAAAATCTCACGTAGAGAGTTTGGCCATGGAGATATCATCACTTATGACAAATACAATGGTGCAGAGCTTTACATCACAGCTGAAGACATCCTTCCTTTAGGAGATGGATTCATCTACACTGTGCAGTTAACTAACAATGATAACTTTGCCTTCCTGGATAACAAATATCTGGCAAATGGTACTAAGTTCTTCAGAAAAGGTTCTGCTCGTGGAGAATATGGTGAAAGATTTTCTGACATCATGACCAAATCTGGTTTCCGTGAATACTACAACTATGTAGGTGGAGCAGAAGCTCACGTTCATTACTCTATCTCATCTCGTGCAGACCTGATGATTAAAGGTGGAATGAATGCTGATGGAACTGTACCGGTTACTGAGATCTGGAGAAACTTTGATAAAACTCTTGATCCTTCAATCACTAAAATTGAAGACATTGCTTCTAAGATGGGTAAAGACTATCTTAAGAGAGCAGTTGGTAATGGGTCTTTATCTCGTACCTTCTTAACATCTCTTGAATCAGCTCACCTTGCTAAAATCTCTACTGACATTGAATCTTACTTAATGTGGGGTCATGGTGGTAGAATTAAACAAGATGGTCCGGATGATATGAGATTATCTGTAGGTCTGTGGAAACAGCTTGATAACTCTTTCAAACGTGTTTACAATAAATCAAACTTCAGCTTAGAACTGTTCCGTGGAGAAATCTACAACTTCTATGCAGGTCGTGTTGAGTTTAAAGGACCAGATCCTCAAAGACAATTAATTGTACAAACCGGTATCGGTGGTATGAGAATGGTTAATGAGGCTATCAAAAATGAAGCAATTGGTGCAGGTTTCACAACTATCTCTGGTAACGGAGGTGGTGGTATAGGAGCTATCAGTGGCCAAGGAATGGATCTGAATTTTGGATTTGCATTTACTAGCTATGTGATTCCTTTCCTTGCTAATGTGAAATTTGTGTTGAACTCAGCTTTTGATAACATCCACACAAATGATATTGAGAACCCAATCATTGATGGTAACCCATTAAGTTCTTACAGCTTTGTAATATTTGACATTACTGATTCAGGTAATGACAATATCTTCTTGCTGAAACTTGACTGGGATAACCAACTGAAATGGTGGTATCAAAATGGTACAATGGATTACATGGGACGTACTCAAGGATTCCAAAGTGCTGGTCAGTTCAATGGTTACCGTGTAATGATGACACAAACCATGCCTGCAATCTGGGTTAAGGACCCGACTAAAGTTCTGAAAATTGTGATGAGAAACCCTATTACTGGTGGATCATTCTAAGTAACTGGGAGGGGAGTAAAATCCCCTCCCTTTATTATTAACTCTTAAACTCTAAAAACAATGGAACACTTAACACCCTTTACACCAGTATCACCTGATCCGGATATTCAAAATCTAGGAGATCAAGGTCTTGCTAAATTTGGACATCTTAATGCCCTAATTGCTTATATTCAGAATGCTCCTTCTTATGGAAGCAATGCCGCAGCACTTGCTGGAGGACTACAAGTAGGAGATTTATATAAATTTACTCCAGTACCTGGAGTTCCAACATTAATAGCAATAGTAGTATAATTAAAATTTAAACCAACAAATAAACCAACTAACATGCCAGTAACAATTGTAGAAACTCCGACACAGAGTAAAAATGCGTCAATCTTTGTAAGAACCTTTGTCAGAAAAGACAAGCAAAACATGGGCCTTGAAAAATGGGACATGGCTCTCTTTGATGGAATTCATCATTCAGAACAACTTGCTGCTATTGAAAGAAATGGTATTAAAAGATACTTAACCGGTCTTAATGAATTTGCTCCTGAGATTAAGTTAATTGCAGATCCAGAAGTTAAAGCAGCAAAAATCAAAGAAATCAGAGCTACAGTAGCTCAACTTGAAAAAGATCTTGCAGCAAATATTGTAAATCCTGATGATGAAGAATTCTGGAACAAAATCAAATTACTTAAACCGGATAACTCAGAATTATGGGATAAGATTGAGATGAAATGTGGTAACACCCCAGTTCCTCTTAATCCTGAACATGATTCTTATGATCTTATTAAAGTCTTTGCAATAGAAGCTGGTGGATTTCCTATGATTGCTAAAAGTTATGAAGATGCTATGAAGGCTCCTGTGAGTCCTAAATTTTATCTTGATAAACAAATAGATACCATTTCTCACAAAACTGAGTATACTAAGATTAAAAACAAAGCTTTAGCTGAACTTCAGAAATTGTTTGATAAAAATCAAAACAAACTCTTTTATGTAGCTAAAGTTCTTGATGCAAACTCTGCTCAATACAAGAGATCTACTCCTAATGATATTATCTATGCTAACATGGATAGTTACATTGTAGCTACATCAACAGATAAAAACATGAGAAAAGCTGCTCAAGGATTCTTGGATATCTCATCTCTGGATATGGAAACTCTTAAATTACGTGCTGTAGTTAAAGATGCAACATTCTATAAATTCATTGCTCTGAGACCGGATGGTTTTATCTATGATATGGAAACATCTTCTATGATGGGAAGAACTCCATCTGAATGTGTAGAATATTTGAAAAATCCATTAAATGAAGCAGTACTTACCACATTAATGGGTAAAACTGAAAAATACTGGAATAAATAATATTAACTTTAAAATTTAAACAAAATGGCATCTACAAAAGGAATTAATAAATCTCCAGTGGTTGTAACTAAACCAGGAGGAAGAACAGGAGGAACAAATCCATCTGTAAAACCAGTAACAAATCCAACAAAATATACTGGAGGAAAAAATAGTTTTCCAAAAGTAAAAGGTAAATAATGCTTAACCAAACTATTTTATTAAAAGTAAAAGAACGACTTAACAAATTGGATTCTAGTGATTATGATAATCTGGAACCCTGGCAAATTGTTGAGGCTTTCAATAAAGGCCAAGTAGATTGGACCAGAAGAAATCTTCATGGTTTAAATTCTTTGAGAGAAGGAGATGAACAGTCTACAAGTAAAATAGATGATTTTCAAGTGTTACTTGATACTATACCGGCATTTTTAGTAAATAAACAACAGTATATGGAATTAAATGTTCCAACTGATTATCTAAGATGGAAGAGAATTTCATCTTCAGCTAGTTCTAGTTGCTGTCCGGATCCAAAACCTATGGTTATTTATTTGGCTGAGGAGGCCAATGTAAATGTTCTTCTAAGAGATAAAGCTAAACAACCCAGTTTTGAATGGGGAGAAACTTTTGCCACTATAGAAGGAGATTTCATTAAAATCTGGACAGGAGGAACATTTACATTACTCACTGCAGATTTCACATATTATAAACAACCTACAAGAATTCAAATTGCAGGTGTACCTGATCCATATGATCCAAATGCACCTATACCAACTGTAGATATAATATCTGTATTTAAAGATGATATTGTAGAAGTCTTAATTGATGAATGTGCTAAAATACTTGCTGGAGATATAGAATCTCAATTACAAATGCAAAGAGAAACCCAATCTGTAGAATCTAATACATAACCCATGTCTATCGAATTTTTAAAAAGACCTATTAAAAAAAACCACAATCCTATGATTGATGAATCTTGTACTAAAAATTTACAAACTCGTATTCAACAAGAAGAGGAGTCTTCTCGACTTTATCTTTCAATGTCAATGTGGTTAAACAATGAGGGATATACTGGAGCAGCAAAGCTGTGGAAAAAGTATTCTGAAGAGGAAATGACACATGCTGATTGGGCCAGAGAATATTTATTGGCCATGGGAATTACACCTATTGTATCTGCATTGTCAGCACAACCTACAACATTTACCGGATTGCCTCAAATTATTAAAGACTCTTATGACCATGAGATTTTAATAACAAAGCAAATTAAAGTAATGGCATCATCTGCTTTAAAAGAAGGAGATCATATGGTATATGAATTATACCTTCGTTACCTCAAAGAACAAGTAGAGGAACATGATAAAACTCAAACTTGGGTTGATAAATTAAACGCATTTGGAGAAGATAAACTTGCTCTAAGATTACTTGATGAAGAAATGGGAAAATAATTTTTCAAAAAAATACTTGACATTTAAATTTTTTATATATTTGCACTCATAATTTCTGTTTATAAACTTAAAAAACTAAAACAACATGGCTTACTTTAATCACGCTTTTTCTAAGATATTCTTAGGAACACAGCAAACAGGAGCTTCTCCTAACAACCCAAATGTGAATCTATCTAATGGATTCCTAATTACAGGTGGATTACCAACTGTAACATTAACACAAACCGGTCAATCAAATCCTGATAACAATTATGGAGTTGGTTCATTCGGTTTTTTTAACCCTGATACCTGGGAATCTATTGATCCAGCATTAACTGGATATAATGGATGTTGCCCAATTGTTCTTGCATCAGCATCTTTGATGACTAATGACAAAGTTGGTCCATATCATGGTGGTTACAAAGAGACTAACAAGTCTAAAATCATTAACCCTAAGTATGTACAAAAGATTTACAGTGTAAAAGCATGCGTACCTCAACAAGCTGTAACCAGTGTTGGAAAAACTCCAAATCCTGATTCATCTACATGTTCTTTTGAATTTATCTGTTCTGAAACTTACTACTTAAGAATTGATGTTAAAGGTTCACCTGCATTACGTTTCTTAAATCACCAAGCTTACCAAAATATCTATGCTTACACTGGATGCTGCCCTGCAGGTTCACCTGGAGCTTCAATAGATCCTACTTTGGTTTATCTTGGTTTTGCAAAACAAATTGTTCAGAATAACTACCTGAAACCATTTATTGCTCCTGTAGTTTATGACTACACTGGTGTTGCTTGGTATGCTCCTGGTACAACTGTTACTATGGATGGATTCAGCACTCCTGTACTTCCTGCTCAATGGTGGGAACAAACTACAGCGGGTGTTACTACTGATCAATATGCTGCATCACCACAAGCTGCTCTTTGGACTAATGTTGTAGCTGGTACAAATGATGGTGGTATGAGATTGTTTGGAGCTTACGTAGATACTAAATTCGGAGATTGCTCATTTCAGATTACTGACTTCTTTGAAAAAGAATTGGTTCAAATCTATGCATCTCTTGTAGATATCAACGGAGATCCTTGCACATTTGAAGGTCTTTGTGTAAATAAAGATTGTACCGGTGTTCAAGGTATGGGCTTTGGAGAACAAGTTCTTCGTGACTTGATTATGTCTGAGTCTTATCTGCAGAACTTCTTTGCAACTGATATCAGGATCCGTGAGATTACTCAAGGTACTGACATCATAGGAGCTGTGGATAGAAATGCTCTATACTCACGTTACTACATTCTTCATAGTGTTCCTCGTTTCAACAATCCTTCTGGAGTGTTTGATAATGACAGATACTTACTGG